CAGAGCATGCAATACAGGAGCAAGATGAAGTACCCTTCTAATTATAAATACGGTTATGAACGAGAAGATGGTTATAAATTCAGTGGATGGAAAAGAAGAAATGGACATGTTACGCCTAATTTTAGGAGTCCAAAATCATTTAAACAACAGGATGAGGCTAGTAAAATTAGAAAACAAATAAAGTATTATAAACATAAAGATATTGTAAAGAAAATTATGACGGACAGAGGATGTTTTCATTGTGGAGAACATTTTAAAAATAATCCAGAAGTTTTTGACTGGCATCATCCAAATCCTTCTATAAAGAAATGTAATGTTTCAGACATTCCAGGATCCAGTTACGTACAGTTTGAAAAGAAGAAAAAAGAAATGGAGAAGTGCATAGTGCTATGTTCCAATTGTCATAGAATAGAAACTAAAAGGATTAGAGATGCCAGAAATTAATATTATATTAGGTCCCCCAGGAACTGGGAAGACTGAGAATTTACTACGTATCGTGGAAAAAGAACTTAAAGAAAGCACTGGTCCTGACAAGCTTGCTTTTGTTAGTTTTACAACTAAAGCCACTAATGAAGCAAGGGATAGGGCTAAAGCTAAATTTAATTATACAGATGATGATTTACCTTATTTTAGAACATTACATTCATTTGGTAAAAGACAGTTAAACATGGCTAATTCTGAAGTGATGAGGTCAGAAGATTATAGAAAATTTTCAGATGATTATGGGGTAGACATGAACTTTGTATCAGCTAATTGGGATGACAATGGTCTTGTAACAACTGATAATGTTTTTTTAAGAGAGTACAATAAATCAAGAATGAAGATGATGGAACTTGATGAGTACTATAATAAAGAAAATTGTGATTTTTCATGGAATGAATTTTTAAGGGCAAGAAAATCTTTAGAAGAATTTAAACACAGGAATAATAAAAGTGATTTTACTGATATGTTATCCTTGTTTGTAGAGACAGGCAATGTTCCAGATCTAGATGTTATCATTGTAGATGAAGCACAAGACTTATCTTTATTGCAATGGAAAGTATGTGAAAAATTATTTAAAAACGCCAAGAGAGTTTACATAAGTGGAGATGATGATCAAGCAATTTTTAGATGGGCTGGTGCAGATGTTGAGTATTTAATTAACATGAAAGGAAACCAAAAGGTTTTAGATCAATCGTATAGATGCCCAAAACTTGTGCATAATGTGGCAGATGAGATTGTACAAAGAATTATTAATCGCCGCCCTAAGATCTGGAAAGGAAGAGATGTTGAAGGAAGCGTGAGGTATCACGCATATCCAGAGAGTGTAAATGTTCGCGAAGGGAACTGGTTATTACTAGCTACTTGTAAATATATGTTAAATGAAATGGAAGATGATTTAAGAATACAGGGATTGCCTTATAAAAAAAATGGTAAGTTACCTATAGATAAAGAACTTTTAAATGCGGTGGACGCCTGGGATAGATTACATAAAAATGAAAACATATCTTATAAAGATGTAAAAGATGTGTATAGTTTTTTACCATCTAAAACATCATTAGAACGTGGCCATAAGAATATGCAGAGTTTTACCGATGAGAATGAAAGTTATAATATTACAGATTTAACAAACAACCATGGCCTTAAGATTAATAATATACCTTGGGATGTAGCGTTTAATTCAATTGGACAAAAGGATGCAGAGTATATTAGAAATCTTCAAAGATTTGATAATGTAACAGCAGATCCTAAAATTAATATGAGTACGATCCATGTGGCTAAAGGTGGGGAATGTGACAACGTTATGTTGATGACAGATTTATCTAGAGCTAATCAAATAGAAATGGAGAAGGATTCAGATGATACGAATAGAGTATTTTATGTAGGTGCTACTCGAGCAAAGCAAAGCCTACATGTTATTAACAATCAAAATTATGGAGGATTTAGAATATGAACAAGAGTGAGATATTATTAAAAGCTGCTGAGCTAGTCAATGGCGGAAGGCAAGAAACACATGGAGACATTAAAACAAACCATGAACAGATTGCAGAGTTTTGGAACATATTATTAGATGAAAAACTTAAACCTGCAGCTGCTATTACTTCAGATGAAGTAGCTACTATGATGGCTCTATTAAAAATATCAAGATCGCAGCAAGGTAAATCTAATGTAGATGATTACGTTGATGCCGCAGCGTACATGGCTATAGCAGGGGAGTTAAAAAATGGATCTATTTAATGAAGTAAAGGCTGAATGGCTGCACCCTACAGAGTTTCCTTCTATGAAAGGAAAAGAGGTGGTGGCAATAGATTTAGAAACTTGTGATTATGATTTAAAAAAAATGGGGCCAGGATGGCCAAGAAGAGCTGGAATGGTCATAGGTATTGCCCTATCTAGTGGTGATTTTACTGCCTACTATCCTATAGCGCATGAAGGAGGAGGAAATATGGACAGGGATGTTGTCCTAAAATACATTAAAAGTATATGTGAAGATGAATCTATACAAAAAGTGTTTCATAATGCACAATATGATATAGGTTGGTTGAGCACAGTGGACATAGAAGTTAAGGGATATCTTCATGACACAATGATAGCTGCTTCTTTACTTAATGAAAATAGGTTTAGTTACGCGTTAACTAGCATAGGTTTTGAATACTTAGGAGAGAGAAAGAATGAAACATTACTTAAAGCTAAAGCAGAGGAATTGGGATTAGATCCTAAAGCAGAAATGTATAAATTACCTGCAGAGTTTGTAGGTGAATATGCAGAGGCTGATGCACTTTTAACTTATAAATTACATGAAAGGTTTAAAGCAGAATTGAAAAGAGATTCAGTGGAAACTGTCTACGATGTAGAGTGTAGATTAATCAGAGTTATATTTAACATGACAAAACGTGGTGTTCGTATTGACATGGATCGAGCTATGGGATTAAAAGATAAGTTAAGAAATAAGGAGAAAAAATATCTTAAAAGAATAAAAGATTTAGCAGGCTATGATGTACAAATCAATGCCCCTAGGTCAGTGGCCCAGGCATTCGACAACGTTAATCTTGAGTATCCAATTACCGACCTAGGAGCTCCGAGCTTTACACAAACCTTTTTAGAAACACATAAACATGAGTTACCTCGTATGATAACTAAAGCTAGAGTTCTTAATAAATTACAGGGTACTTTTATTGATGGTATTAGTAGATATGTACATAATGGCAGGTTACACGCTCACATTAATCAAATTAGAGGGGATAGTGGCGGAACTGTGACAGGTAGATTTTCTATGTATGCTCCTAATTTACAACAGATGCCTATTAGGAATGAGTTTGGTTCAGAAATACGTAAAATATTTCTTCCAGAAGTTGGTGAGTACTGGTCTTCAGCTGATTATTCACAGCAAGAACCTCGTATTCTTACCCACTTTGCAATATTAAATAAGAACGAAGGGGCAACAGAAGTTAAAGAAGCTTTTGAAAAAGGATTAGATTTTCATAAGCAAACAGCAGAGATGGCTGGTATTGATCGTAAGTTGGCTAAGACTATTGGTCTTGGTGTTATGTATGGTATGGGCTACAAGAAAATGGCTATTGATTTAGATATATCACCTATGGAAGCTAAAACTTTACTTAATTCGTTTAGGGCTAAGGTTCCTTTCATGCAAGGAATGCTTGAAGCTGTTATGAACCGGGCGAACGAAGTAGGAACAATAAGAACTTTTTTAGGACGTAAATGTAGATTTGATTTCTGGGAACCATCTTATTTTAGCGCTGGTGTGTACAATAAACCTATGTTATTAAAAGAAGCTAACGCAGAGTATGGACCTTCTCTTAAAAGAGCAGGAACATACAAAGCACTTAATAGATTGATTCAAGGCACGGCTGCAGATCAAACTAAAAAAGCTATGGTTCAAGTATATGAAGAATTAGGTGTTATACCACTTATTCAGGTACATGATGAGTTGAATTGTAGTGTAAAATCTGATAAAGAAGCAAAAGAAATAAAACATATTATGGAAACTTGCATAGATTTAAAAGTACCTTCAAACGTAGACTATAAGGTTAAAGACAATTGGGGAGAAGCAAAATAATGAATGATAAACCAATTAAAAAAGCAGCTGTAGGATATAAAGAGCAAGGTAAAAGCCGGGCTGCTAATCAAAAACCTGTAGAAGGTGTAAAACCTGGTTTTGCTATTAATCATGAGCAGATGGAATTTGAAAGAAGAAAACTTCTTGAAGAAATGTCAGCTAAAATGAAACCTAACAAAAGACAATTAAACATGATGGCTGCGGTAGCAGCTACAGAAGAACCTGTGTATAGAAAGTGTTTAGATTTAACACTTAATGGAAAACCTAAAGAAAATGAGGGGACAGACCAACACGGTGAAGTACGTGATCCTACTATGCGTATCTTATCGTTAGGAGCTGGTGTTCAATCATCATGCCTAGCTTTGATGGCACAAGAAGGATTAACTAAACATAAACCAGACTTTATGATATTTGCTGATACTGGGTGGGAACCTAAATTTGTATATGAGCATGTAGAATATTTAAAGAAAGCAATAACCATTTGTCCTATTATCACTGTAGAGAGAGGAAATCTTAGAGAAGACCTTATCAAAGCAGCGAACCCGGAACCAGGGTCTAGAGAAGAGGAGAAATCGTTTGCTGGTCGTGTACCAAACCCACCTTTGTTTGCTGCACGTCCTAATGGTGGAAGAGTAGGAATGCTTTATCGTCAGTGTACACATGATTATAAAGTTATTCCTATTCAAAAGAAAATGCGTGAATTATTAGGTGTTAAACCTAAATATAGAGTGCCAAAGGATACAATAGTAGAACAATGGATTGGTATATCTACTGATGAAGCTATGCGTATGAAGAAAGCTAGAATGCCATGGCTTACATCACGTTGGCCTTTAATTGAAATGAAAATGTCACGTGCTGATTGTTTGCAATGGTACCGCGATATAAATAAACATCCTATGCCAGGCAAGTCATCATGTATTGGCTGCCCTTATCATCACAACGATCAATGGAAAAACATGCAAAAAAACTACCCAGAAGATTGGGAAGATGCATGTGATCTTGATGACAAAATAAGACATGGATTAAAGAATACTGAAACAGAATTGTTTCTACACAAATCAGCTAAGCCACTTAGAAGTATAGATTTTCAAGCTGCTAAACCCCAACAGAATTTGTTTGGTGAAACATTTGATGAAGAGTTTGCAGATGAATGTGAGGGTATTTGTGGAGTATGATCGAGCTTACGTTGAACCAGGAACTAATGCTGATCCTAGACCATCCTTTAAATGTATAGAGTGTGGATCTTGGACCAAGGACATGAAATACTGGTTAAGTAAAAAGTTTAACCCGGATCAAGAGTACCAGTTGGTATTCTTATGTGGTCCACAATGTGCAACGGAGAAATATGAAAGACAAAGAAAAGAAAACAGTTGAAGATACTAAAATCACTGTAGCTAAAATACCAATACAAGATACTCGTTTATTCTACGAGAACTATACTAACCATGAGAATTTAAATAATCTCATTATGGGAGAGATAGAAGAGTTAAGAAAAAAAGATCCAAAAGGAATGCCTGGAGGTAATGCAGGATGTTGGCGTAGCGTAGAAAGATA